ATGTCTCTCTCAGTATTATCTAGACGCAAATGAACCGCTTTTTCGAATGATTCACGGATTTGTTTAGTCATCCCACCATTTACATGTTTATTTACATGCCAATACCCTGTATGATAGCAGACAAAGTCGTCAATATACGAATCGTATATATGACCGGGTGGGAATATATGTATTTCCGCACCCAATGATGTCAAGGCTTTGACTTCACTCGCAAACGCAATCGAGTTATCATCATAACGCGTGTAGAAAAGTGGACGCACACCTACGGGGTCTCGAGCCGCCATAATACGCTTCCCATCGGTATATACAAATGCAAAATCCCCATTTATCATCTCAACTGTTTTCATTATACCGAACGTCTGAATCATAGGGATAAGAATTTCACAATCGCTATTACTCTTTTCATTACCTAATCGAAATTCTCGATGGTTATATATTTCCCCATTGCAGACGAGCATTGCTTTATTTTGGATAAATGGTTGCATACCAGCATCTGTAAGATCATTTATAGCCAGTCTATAAAAATCCATTCGACACTTCCCAATTTTAGAAGTTCTATAATCATCGGGACCCCGGTGATTAAGAAGATATGAACTTATATCTACTTCTTCACCGAATAATGCAATTATACCACACATACTGTTTTTACAAGTCATTTTGTTTTTAAGCTAAAGTCCATCCACTCTCCAAAATCTTCTGGAGTTGCAATACCATCCATTTCCTGCCCGGACATAGTTATAGACTCTGTGTCCTCCCCAAAAATAACATCAAATGCTAGAATGCAATAAAAAGATACATTTGTTCTACTCGATATTTTATCCAAAGTGTGGAAATCAAATGATTCAATTTCTAATGAACGTTTTATAACTCGAGGTGGTCCATATGGAAATTGTACCTCTTCATTTAATTCCAATTTCCTATTGTTCGAAGACATATCAAGTGAGGGCCAAATACGATTTCGGGCTCTAAAATCAGCTGAATAGTTTAAACACTTCATTGCTACATCCTTTTCAGCGAAACATACGAAACGAGATTTCGAATTTGGATCCACAAGACTAAGATATGTATCGTTGTATGTTAATTTTAGGAAGTGAAACTGCATATAAAGTATATAAGGAAAAAATCTTTAATTAATATAGATGAACTTCCCAAAGACTCCCGGTCAGTGTAAATACATGTTAGCACTTAGGTCAAATAAACCAATTGTTATAGGGACCGGTCCGGCGGGGTCTGGTAAGACGACGCTCGCATGTCAACTTGCCCTAGACCATGTATATAAATTCCAACGCCCCAAAATTATACTCACTCGCCCAATTGTAACGGTCGACGAGGATATGGGATACCTCCCGGGAGATATGGATCAGAAGATGGAGCCTTGGACGAAACCAATGTACGACATTTTTGGGAACTTTTTCAACCATAATCAAATGGACCGTTTTATCACCGTCGAACCATTGGGGTATATGAGGGGGCGGACATTCACGGATACCCTTATCATTGCTGATGAAATGCAGAATGCTACACCAAACCAAATGAAAATGCTTCTCACACGGGTCGGTGAAGGTACGAAGCTCGTCATCACAGGTGATTTAGAACAAAGTGATTTAGGTGAAGAGAACGGTCTCAGAAACCTCATTTACAAAATGCAGTGTCAAGAACTAGAGTATATTACACATGTGGAAATGGGCGCAAAGGATATTGTCCGTCACCCAGTGGTAAATGAAGTGCTTAAAGTGTTGAATTCATAAACATTAAATGACGAAAGTTATTCTAGCTTTACCTGGTCGAACATTTTCTGGTAAATTTATGTTAAACCTACTTGAAACTTTTATAACACTTCGATCACATAAATATGAAGTAGTTATTACAAATGAGTATTCAAGTTATGTTACATTTTCTAGAATGAAAACATTAGGTTTAGATGTTCTTAAGGGTGTGGATCAAAAACCATTTGGTGGTGAATTAGACTATGATGTATGGGTGACAATTGATTCTGATATCATATACACACAAAGCCAAATTTTAGAACTTATTGAAGATACAGATAAATATCCAGTTGTCTCGGGGATATACAGAATGGAGGATATGAAACATTACGCTATGGTAAAGGAGTGGGACTTGGAACACTTTAAAAATAATGGGTCATTTCAGTTTGCAACCGTAGAGGATATGAAGGATGAACCAAAACACCTACCCGTAGCTTACAATGGTATGGGTTTCTTCGCGTGTCGCAAGGGTGTTATAGAGAAGTTAAAATATCCATACTTTAGCTACCCTCTCATTGAGATTGAAGGTAAAGATGGGGTCTTGTTAAGAGATACGTGTTCCGAAGATGTTGCATTTTGTAAAAATCTTACCGATGCAGGTATTCCTATTATCGTGAATACGAGCCTCCGCGTTGGTCACGAGAAGACACTCGTGATTTGAAATGTTGTATATCGAGAGCTAGTGCATCTAAATCACTATAAATAGTAGACACTCTGGTATCTACATCATTTTGATTCTTTTTAACCGCATATATTTCCTGGTCGATATTCATGTATCGCTCAGCAAGTCTATAATCAGTTGGGAGATCTTGTAGAATCCCTGATAACTCATCTATACGTGTCTCCAACTCTGTAACCACCGTCATTATAGTTTATTACTATTGAGATTAAAAATAACTTAAATTCTTACCTTTTAACAATTCAAATACACGTTTGTTATTCTCTACGTGACTTCCTTCACCGTTGTTTTGAAATAAGGCATCTTCACCCATACCATAAGAATATTGCCGAATCATTCCTATATTCATATCGTGATCCACTATACTTTTCTTGGTTATATTCATTTTGGAAAGTAAATTACTAATGATTATATCATCATTGTAAGTGAGCTTATAAAAATCTAAAAATATATCTTTCATGTCTCGGAGCCATTTCATATTAAGAATAACCCCACCATAACTCTCTGTTACATCAATACACTCTCTATTGTAACGTCCAACTTTACCATTGTTTTTTATATATTCATCTAGACGGAAACCCGAAAGACACCAACAACTCAGATCACTTTGATACAGTTCCACTAGTTTACTTGACAGGTTATTTGGGTATTTAGTGTCATCATTTACAACAATTACGAGATCTGCATCACATTTATCCGAATGAGCTGGACCCATATACATCGTACCAGGTCCATAATCCGTACATCGATTAATGACAACTTTCGAACAAAGGGAAAAGTCTGGAACAACAACATCAACATCCGGAAACCTGTTGTATTTATGAGGGATGTTTACCCAAATTTCATCAACATCTTGGTGTTTCTCTAAATCATACACAATAGCTGGGAGTGTTTTAAAACGAGATGGAATACTTGTTAAACTTATGATCTTCTTCATATAGTTTTAGTTAAAGTTTTGTCCTTTATATATTTTATATGAAAATATCTTATGCTATTTGCGTTTGTAATGAAGACAATGAATTAAATTCACTTCTATCTTTTCTTGTGAAAGTCGTAGACGATGAAGATGAAATCAATGTACTTGTAGACTCGGGTAAAGTTACAGAAGAAGTAAGAAATGTACTCGAAAAGTTTGAGAAAAGGATTGTAGTCAACGATCGTGAATTCTGTGGAAACTTCTCAAAGCATAGAAATTACCACATTACAAAGTGTACGGGTGAGTATATTTTTGTATTAGATGCAGATGAAATTCCACAAGAAGTGTTACTAAAGAATATAAAATCATTTGATGGTGACATTCTAGCTCTGCCTAGAATTAACATCATACCCGGATACACCGAAGAATGGTGTAAAAAAATGCAATTTTCTGTAAATGAAATGGGTTGGATCAACTGGCCGGATTATCAGGGTCGCTTTTTTAAAAATAATGGAAAAATTAATTGGAGTCTAGGTCTCCACGAACGCCTCGTCGGCTCAGATAAGATAGCACAATTACAAGCTAGTCCACAACACGCCCTTTGGCATATAAAATCAGTTCAAAAGCAAGATAAACAAGATACATTTTACACAAACTTAAAAGAAAATGAATAAAAGTTATAAAGATGCGGTGGCCTCTCATGGATACGGCCATCACCGATGGTGATAAAAAGTGTCTTGTCGATTTTATTAATTCAACTGATAAATATACATGTGGTCCAAAGGTGAAAGAATTTGAAGATGCATGGAGTGAATGGCTCGGTTGTAAACATTCATTGTTTGTGACATCTGGTAGTACTGCAAACCTGTTACTCATGGCATCTGTAAAAGAAAAGTATGGCATCCCAAATGGATCCAAGGTCTTAGTTCCCGCATGTACCTGGGTTACGAATGTTTCACCCGTATTTCAGGTTGGTCTCGAACCCGTTTTCTGTGATATAGATTTAGAAAGGTATAGCTTCAATTTAGATACCTTACCGGAAGAGGATATTCGGATTGTGTTTATTACACATCTACTTGGACTAAATTCACCCGTAGAAAAACTTAAGAAAAAATACCCCAATGCGATTTTTATTGAAGATATCTGTGAGTCCCATGGAGTAAAAGGACCAAATGGTATGAAACGTGGTAGTACGGGGTTGGGTGGTACATTTAGTTTCTATTACGGTCATCACATGACGACCATTGAGGGTGGTATGATTTCAACCGATAACAAAGAACTTTACGAATTGATGAAAATCAAAAGGAGTCATGGTATGGCTCGCCTTCTATCACCAGATCTATATAAAATAGCTATCCAACATCATCCGAATATTGATCCAAGTTTTCTTTTCCTTACAGATGGATATAATTTCAGAAATACTGAACTCAATGCTGCTCTAGGTATCGAACAATTAAAACGGTTAGACTCACATATCGAGAGTAGACGTAAAAACTTTGAATGTTTTATGAAACATCTAAATCCCGAACATTTCTATCTTCCGTATAATGATCCAGGTAACAGTAGTTTTGCGTTACCATTCGTATGTAAAAGAAGAGAAGACATGTTAAAATTGAAAACAATATTTGATGAGTTACAAATCGAATATAGGCCCATCGTTTCCGGAAACCTTCTTCTCCATCCATTCCTAAAAAAATGGAAAGATAGTGTCGCTGTACCCAATGCAACAATTATCAATGATAATGGTGTCTACATAGGAAATAGTCAGTTTGTAACTGAGGACATGATAGTTAAAGTTTTTGATACAATTCAAAGTAAATGGTGAAAGTTATTCTTCACCACTTGGGTCTAGGGGATCAAATCATGCTTAATGGGATGGTGAGACACTTTGCAGAGACTGGTAATGTAGCTGTCGTTGTTAAGAATTGTCATGAGGAAAGTGTTCGATTCATGTATAAGGATATAGCAGACAAGGTACAACTTATTCTCGTAGAAAATACAAATCCTCAAGAAATTTGGTCTAAAGTGAAAGAAATTAAGGATGCGGAGGTCATAGCACTCGCCACATATGGAATAGATGATGGTGGGTGGGCTTTTATGACACAAGAACAAGGAAGTGTCATGTCTAATTGGGCGCACGGTGTATACATTCAAGCGGGTGTGAATCCAAAATATATGTACTCAAAATTTAAAGTCGTTCGCGACAAGTCTAAAGAATTTACAATCGATAAGGAAAATTACATATTCGTCCACGATGATCCAGAAAGAGATAGAGTCATTGACGTAAAAACTGATAAGTATATATATAAACCCGACTCTAAACTTACAGATAAAAAACAAGAATTCTTTCAATGTGATCGACCTAACATTTTTGAGTATATTTCAGTCATTGAAAACGCCGATGAAGTACATTGTATGAATAGTTCATACAATTGGATGATAGAACTTATGAACATTGGTAACCCAAATAAAAACTTCTTTCATTTAGATGTAGCTCATAAGTACTATGGACCAAGAACAGTTAAAACTGTCTTTAGCGACCAAGTTTGGACGTTTGTTTAATAACTCTTTTCTTCGATGATTTCGGAACACTGTTCCACATTTATAAGTTTCTTAATTCTCGCTCGTTCATCGTTAAATTTATAGATATTCCTCGCCTTATCTATAAATTCTGCACCAAAATCTTCATCTTCTTCCAGGTTTCTGATTTTATCCTCAAGATCCCAAATTACACTGTTTACAAATTTCAAGTCTTTCTTTAGAATAGTTTCAAATTCATATTTCATAAGTACATCAAGTTCACGACGGATGTTCTTCAATTTTTCCTCATCTGTAATACGTTCATCTTTAATTTCCAGAATTGTGATCTTATCAATAAGCTCTCCTTGAGATACTTCGATACGCATTTAAAGTTTAAAGCCGTTGTATCTTTAAATGTATGCAGGTATAGTGACAGGTGCAAAAGGTCAAGATGGCTCATATTTATGTGAACTCCTTGAAGAAAAAGGGTATAGAGTTGTAAAATTTATAGGGGATATAACCAATTATCATGAAATTTATGAATCAATTAAACAGTGTGTAGATTTTGAAAAAATTGAGGTGTACAATCTAGCCGCAAAAATTCATTATGATTCTCCACCCAAAACGTTTCATGTGAATACCACGGGTATTCTTAATATAATAGAAGCTGTAAAGAGTATTGGTATACAGTCAAAGTGTAGAATTTTTCAAGCTTCAAGTTCAGAGATTTTTGCAAACACTAAATCAACGTGGTCTACTCCACAAACGATACATACGATGCGTGGACCTCGGGGTATATATGGGATTTCAAAAGAGAGTGCAGATTCTTTAGTCAAATATTATAGGGATAAGGAGGAAATATTTGTATGTTCGGGTATATTGTATAATCATGAGTCACCAAGAAGACCTGGTACATATGTAACACAAAAGATCATCAAAGGTTTACAATCTGGTGAATGTTTTCAAATTGGAAATCTCGAATCTAGAAGAGATTGGGGGCACGCAAAAGATTATGTAAAAGCCATGTGGTTGATGTTACAACAACCATGGGCGATGGATTTCATTATCGCATCCGGTAAAACGTATTCTGTCCGAGAATTTATAGAAATTGTGGTAAAAAAACTGAATAAAACGATTGAATGGTCGGGAGAAGGTGTAAACGAAGTTGGTATAATCGATGGTGAAAGTATGGTGAAAGTTTCAGAAGAATTTTACCAATCAAATAATAACATCTTACTCGTGGGTAACAATGACGCCATTGAAAAGCTTGGATGGACTAGAGAGTATGATATCGATAGTCTAATTGAAGAGATGATACACCCTCCGCAAGTGAAAGCATAGGCTTCCAATAATTAAGAATAAATAACTTCGGTTCGTTTCGTCTATCATGCGTCGTGATTGTTATATCTGTGACACGTATATCGTCACATATAATTTTCGCTACATCTTTGATACGTATCCATTGAAAACTTGTGACATCAACACTTTGTTCCCTTTTTAAAATAATTTCATAATTATTCATTACCTGTGTGAGAGCTTTAGCGCAATCGTCGGTGTGTAAAAATTGCCTCTTCTCTTCACCGCTTGTCAACAAGTCTATGTATCCCTGCGTCTTTGATTTATGAATCATATCTGCAATGACATGGGATTTATCAGAACTCTCCTCCGGTCCGTACACATTCCAGAAACGAACAGAAAGACCACCCAATTTGGAGGTATACTGTTCCCCTAAACTCTTAAGAGTTCCATACACATGACTCATGTTATACATTGTACTTGAAGCAAAAATAAACTTATTATTCTCAAGTTGATTGAAAGTGTTTAACATGATTTTCATATTATTATTTATAAATGTAAGACCAGAATTTGTTATATATTTAGAACCCCCGATATCATACGCGAGAAAAAATGTAAAATCTACAAAGTTCAAAACATCCCGTAATCTATGCATATTTTCAATGTTAGTAAGATCATGGGTACTTGAAATTTTGATATCCCATGGAATTACATGGTGTCCGATCTCCTTTAAGTGTTTACATAGTCCAGAACCAATAATTCCGTGGGAGCCTAAAACGAGTATCTTCATATAAAGTGTATTGATTACATCTTTAAATAAAGGTGGATAAAAGATAAGTATGAGGCCAATAGCCGTGAATGTTTATATTCTTATGATGTCCTTGGCCTACGTGATGCGTAGAGCAGGAACATTTTCAATGGAAGAGAAAGTTAAAATGATTGAATATTTCGGTTACATGGCACTCAACCCTAACAAGGTGGTAAATCCGAGCATAGCCAATCTACCATTCTTGATCTCAGCTTCAGGTGTGAATGCTCCAATTTTCTCGGTGCTGAAGTTCTCGGCTGTGAACAGAGACGCGAGTGCCAATGTAGTGACAACACCAGTCGCAGCGATAGCGTACGCAGGATCCTCAACCTGCTGAATGACATTTTCACCCGTCATCATCCAGTTTAGAGAACCCCATAGAACACCTTGCATAGCAGCGCGACCATTGAGAACCTCAGCGAATCGAGTCTTTGGGTCGTATGGCTCGATAGAAGGCTTGATCGGAGGCTCAACCGAAGGTTCGACCGGAGGCTCAACCGATGAACGAACCCTGAGGAATGAACGTGTACGACGCCTGGTATTCAACTTAGTCTCATACCGCTTGTAATAAGAGGGTTTGATGGATGCACTGATGACAGAACTCATTACTGAATAAGAGAGTACTCCACTCTTTAATCCTTTTTAGGAAGAGTATCTTCTTTCACAAGTATTTTATTCAATACATAGAGCTGTAAAAGTAAACTAATGATGGTGTAAAATGTGAAATGACTCAGGCCATACTCTCTTGTGTAATAGATCAACCATGTAACAGTGATAACTAGACCAAATACGATTGAATTCTTGAACTTTACATCTACGTCACCAGAATTTTCAAAATCCATATACATTTTAACTAAACCTGTGGCCAGTGCAGTGGATGCGATAAGATCGTTAAATTTCATTTGTATCCTTATAGTATACAAATATTAAAATGGATCTGATACTGCAAAAATTCGCTGGGAAAATTGACGCTAAAAGTCTAGTCAAGGCTGTGGATGACATTAAGGTTGAATACCTTGACGATGGGTTTACTAAGGAGGATATCCCACCTATTCTGGGGCGTCTCATGATGGAAACTACTAAATTCAAGAAACTCCCCGGACCCCAGAAGAAGAAACTGGTTATCGGTGTTCTGAACCACCTCATCGAACAAATTGACAGTGGTGAAGAAGATTCTGAATTTGAGAAAATTCTCAAGACTTTGGTGCCACCAATGGTTGACGCATTTGCCACTATGCTTAAGACTAAACAAGGCCTATTAAAATGTATGCCATGCCTAGTTGGCGAAAACTAACATAAGGGCTACAGTCTTATCTAAAGTAGAATGAGATTTCCTTCATTGGAAACCATGATTAAATACGGAGTATATACAGTGAAAGAACTTGAACGATTTGCAAGTGGTCTAGTATCCAAAAAACATGTCGAGTGCCTAAGTGAATGTAATCGGTGTGATTTTGTTTATTCTGGTAAGGTATGTCTTAACTGTCAACTATGAAATATTGTACTGTAACGAGTTCTATGTCGAGAGGACCTGAAATTGTTAGTAACAATCATATGTGTGCGGAAAGACAACTTATTCGTCGCCTTTACCGAGAGTGTATAAAAAAAGGTCATAAATCTCATCAGTTTAGTGATTGGTTACACAGAAAATACGGACATTTGATTGTATATAGAAGAACCATTCACGGTGACGCTATATCATTACCCTGTGTCTTATGTCGGAAAATGATAGAGCGGTACGACATTTGTTGGGTAGCGCACGACGGAGAAAGGTGGATTCATAGTAAAAAAACGGAACATTTACCGCCTTCAATGCCAACTCCTAAACAAAAAAGACTTCTAGGTTTTGGGAGTTATTATGAGACCTAAAGCTGATTCCAGATTATTGTAGTCTCTTTTTAGTGGCTTATTTCTTTTTAGTTTTAGCGCATTGTTATTTGAAGAAGCATTCTTTATTTCATCCATCTTTTTGGTGTTTGACACAAAGGGTATCACATTATCAACCACCGGCTTAATATGTATTTCCTGTGGTACATCTATATCAATCGTCTGGTTTTTACGAAATTCTTCTATAGACATGTCACCCCCAAATACATCTAGTTTGTATCTCCACGGAGCTGGTTTGACACTCCCCAATTTGTTGTACATCTTTTTACGCATCATTATAATATTTCCACATATAATACTTCCTCTATTACAGCCATATTTATCTATCGCAAACGTTTTCATACAACTCCATGAACAAAACTTTCCCGTCGTATGAAATTTATTTCGTCGATCGTCGTATTTATGAGGCAAAGTTAGGGGTTCATTCTCACATGGGTGACAACACCACCAACACCACATAGCTTTAAGAAAAATATCCTCTTTAAGTTAATCGAAACATTTACTTAAAGAGAAATCAATCCTTTATATCAATGATACTGAGTATCGATGTCGGAATAAGAAATCTGGCAATGTGTATGCTCGATGAAGATCGTGACAATCTTGTGACAGATTGGGATGTTTCAGGGGTACCACCGGAACATAAGGATGGTCTTTATATATCCCTAAGGGATCATCTTGATGAGCGTCCTTGGGTACTTGGTGCAAAAATAATTTTAATTGAGAAGCAACCTGATCGTAATAAGAAAATGATTTCTGTTATGCACTTTCTTCATTCATACTTTATAATTAAATGTCCTAATGCCGAAACCATACTGTATGACGCTCGACACAAAATCCCAGATGTTGCTGGACCAGGTAAAGCACAGTATAATAAAAGAAAGAAAGTTTCAATTGAAAGATGTGAAGCTTTTATTAGGAGTAATTCTATAAATTCTCACTGGATTGATACATTTGTAAAATCAAAGAAGAAAGATGATCTTGCAGATACTGTCATGCAAGCACTTAGTTTCGTGAATAGGGTTGAAGTTGCATCAAGTTCTTCGAAAAAGAAGAAAGCAACAACTAAACTCATAGCTCGTCGTCCAAATGAAAATCAAAAAATGTCAAAGTATTCGAAGTGTAATTTAGCATGGATTTATTTAAACAAAGTTGATTGTGAAGTTCTTGAAAATAATAAAAGATTTATGAAAGATTTAAAAAGATATTACAAAGACATTAATGAAATGATTAAAGATTTGAAGTGAATAATATACAAATGAGTCTCACCATTAGAATGTGCGCTGTTAACAAACCCAACTTGGACAAGGTTATCAAAAGTAACAAGCGTCTCAAAACTGCCTTTCATTCTCAGAAAAGGAAAAGAATGAATCATCGTGTAGCCCTTGATGAGCTCGATACATTTCTAGAATTAGTTGATGACGCCATGGATGCCATGAACGATGTTGAAGTTGTTAGTAAAGATGCACAAGACAAGTTATATAAATTATATGATTTCTGCGGAGAGGTTCCAATGAATGATGAATGTAAATATTAAAGATTAGAACGGATATATATCCATAATGAAGAAAGTATTGGATCATGGGTTTGTAGAACTCGTCGATCATATGCCCCAAGAAAATTTAGATAAGGCTATCGTTGATGGTGCTCGTGTGAGTTATCAAACAGGTACTAAAACTACCCGAGGGGACCGTGGTCTCATTCGATACCTCGTTCGTAATTGGCACACTTCACCACTCGAACTCGTGGTTTTCAAATTCCGTATCAAAGCACCACTCTACATCGCTCGTCAGTGGTTGAGGCACCGAACAGCCTCTGTAAACGAGATGTCTGCCAGGTATTCCATTGTTGACGAAGAGTACTATGAACCAGAAGTATTGCGTAAGCAATCTGAAATAAATCACCAAGGATCAGAAGGTGTATTGGAAGTTGACGAAACACTCACAAAAGTCATATCCACACAATATAAGAACGCCTTCAAATTGTATCAACATCTTTTAGATACAGGTGTATGTAGGGAACAGGCGCGAGGTGTATTACCACAATCCACGTATACATCTTTCGTGTGGAAAATGGATCTCCACAATCTCATGCATTTCTTGCAATTGAGAATGGATCATCACGCACAAAAGGAGATCCAAGATTATGCCACGGCTATTTATGAACTCGTTCAACCCTTAGTACCACATTCGATGGAGGCATTCATGGATTTCCGTGTAAATGCTATGCAACTCACTGGTCCTGAAATAGAAGCTATAAACACTGGTAAAGAAATTGAATCCCCGGGTGAACGGAGGGAGTTTGAAGATAAATTAAAACGGTTAAAAATTAAATGTCCTTGAATTATTCTGTAAGTTAAATATAGAATGAAGATTCATATCGTTGGAGCGGGACCAACAGGGATGTCGCTAGCATGGGAATTACTCAAGTCAGGCGACCATGAAGTCATGATTTATGACAAAAAAATATCAGCGGGGGGGTCTTGGTGGGAACCTGAAATAGGGACCCGGGATCTTCACGCACATAGAATATTATTTGATCGCGCGTTTATAAACACAAGATCTCTTTTAAAAGAAATGAATATTGAATGGAGTGAAATGTTTGAATCTGTAGAAAAAATGAGTGTTTTGAAATATGCTTTTGAATGTTTTACTCTAAGAGATTATGTTACACTCATATCTCTATTTTCGGCTGTACTCTCACAACCCAAAAAGTATTTGGGTATATCTCTAAAAGACGCAGTAGGGTTTCTAAGTAAGAAAGGTAGTGATTACATCGAACATTTACCACTTATAATGGATGGTGTCACATGGGATGTCATGTCAGCGTATGAATTTGTAACAAACTTAGATCACACTATCATGTCCGAAATGTATACACAAAAGGTGTCCGGTAAAGTGATGTGTGATGCAATGGAAGAAGCTCTTCTCAATGCTGGTGCAAACTTTGTTTTCGGTACAGAACTCTTAGATGTTAAATATGGTAAAAAGGATTTCGTCGCGAAATTCTCTGACGAAAGAGTTGTAGAAGATGGATTACTCTTTTTATGTCTAGATAATAGCCCAGCTTTGAAACTATTAGGAGATAACTGGGGACCCGATGCAGATAAAAAACTCCGAGCGAGTACGTACGGTGCTATCAATGTTCTCCTTGATTATGATGAACCAGTTAATTTAAAAACAGATGTGGAAATTGCAGTCGAAACAAAATGGAACTTACAACCCAAGGTTCTGCATGGTACTAATACAGTCTCGTGTGTTATATGTGATCTCAGTAAAGAGGTATTGAATTCTGATCCAGATACAATTAAACAAGAGGTAATCAAACAACTTGGACTGTCACACCCCATAGCATCGAGAATTGGTTGGGGTGCAGAATGGAAAAATAACAAATGGAACTTTTCACAATCATCTGGTGTACTCAGTCTTCACGGACAATTGCCATTCTTTGGTAAATGTCGTAGTGTAGCTATGTGTGGTATGATGTCACCAAGAAACACACCATATTCGAGCATTGAATCATCCGTAGAAGTTTCACGGTCTTTGAGTAATTTGTGCTTTGGTACAAGAAAACCACTCAAACCTAGACTCGTCACAGATGTTCTTAAGTGTATTATTGTGTTACTTATAGTTTTACTTTTAGTTAAATATAGATGAAGTTTATAGCTAAAGTATATGAACCGTTTTACGAACATAATGATAAAAAGTATATACGATTCGTTATCCCTGAAAAGAATGCAGGTATAATCGAACTTACACATGCATATAAAACACATGTTCTCTTACATGAAAATGTTGATAACCCACTTGATGGTAGAGTTCTAACCGTAAAGGTTCCATTCCGTTACAGGAGAGTGATGTGTGAAGTCCGGGGACGCCCAGTGCAATCTCTTGTAAAAGATGATGAAGTTGAAATTGAGATAAATTTTAAGGGTGGTTGGAATATTGGTAATTATTCAGGGTTTTCTTGGATGTTGTCAAGTTCTTCGTTCTCAGGTTGACCGGGTACATCGATATTTTCAACTCCACTCTTTTTCAAATCAGTAAATGTTTGAAGCATCCCTTGCAGTTTATACACTTCATGTGTCATCTGTTCGATGTTGATTTGGAGTCTTTTAATGTTCTCATCAATGTTTAGAGTAGGCATTTACTCATTTAAAGTTTCACATCTTTAAATAAGTAGATCATGTCAGTTCTCACTAGAACTGGGTATATAGTAAACACGGGTCCAATCGCAGAAATTAAAAAAGA